TCATACGAGCGCAGAAAGATTTCCTACGAGCAGCAGCCTTGGGAGACTTCTTAGCCTGCTTTGAGGACACTGGAGGCTTTAGGTTAGCGCCTTCCTTAGCCTTGAAGTATGCTCTGCCTTTGGCATTTAAGCCGCCTTCTGGATTCTGATATACCTTCTTAACCATTTATTTCTTCGCAGTCTTTTTAGCTTCTTTAAATGCCTTAGCAGTAGGAGCGCCCTTGGTTCCAGGCTTACGCATCTTCTCGCCGCTACCTTCTTTGATACGCTTACGCTTAGCCCAGATATTTGCGTAGAGTCCTTGTTTCATTTCTTAGCCTTTTTCTTTTTAGCTAGACCAGCCATAGATAGACCGATAGCTACTGCTTGTTTCTGCGGATAGCCTTCTTTACGAAGTTTACTAATCTTTGCAGAGGCAGCTTCTTGTTTGCCTTTCTTCGTATATGGATACTTCTTACCGTTGACCATAGGCATAATATATCTCCTTAGTTTTGGAATTGAACTGCCTGCTCTGGTACATATTCTACTGTGGCAATATACGTTACAGAACTTGTGCCAGTATTTTGTACACGAATCTCATCGCCTTCTTGAAGAACTACTTCTGTATTACCATCTAGAAGAATGAAGTCTCCTGCTCCTAAGTTCTTACCGCCAACTACAAAGTATTCGGTGTTAGTAGACTTATCGTACCAATAGACCTTTGGAGTTTCTGTACCAGTAAGACTGATAATATACATCATCTTCCAGTAGGCAGTATTCTTCGTAGGTACTGTAAGGATAGTTTCCTTAGTGGCGTTAGTCCTAGTAGTAATGGCAGATACTTTTCTACTCATTTCTTACCTAGCCACTTCTGAACAGTGTCAGTTTCATAGATGCGGAACGAAGTCCACACAATAGTAAACAGAGCCGCAATAGCAGGCAGAATCTCTGCTAACGTGCCAATAACTGTCACCACAGACAGGGCATCAGTTACTTGCTTGACTCCCTCGGTTGCTTGCGTTGCCATACTATCTCCATTTAGGTCCTTCAATCCAAGCTACTAGCGAGTGTCTAGTGCCTTTGGTTACTGGATTTACTTTGTGTACTATGAAAGACGGGAAGATTAGTGCTGTTCCTTGTGTCTTTAATTGTTCTGCATTAGGTGCTGTAAGATGTAATGGTTTCATTTCAAAATCACCACCTTCATACTCTGCTGGGTCTGTTAGTTGGCATACAAAGGAAAGTTTCCTGTGCGCTAATCTACCATATCTCTAGTAATCCATCGAACCTTACTTCTACGCACATTGGTGTTTACGTTAGAGCCTTGAAAACCTATGATTGCGTCTTGCGGTTCAATCTTACTTGCTTCTTCTACTATCTTCTGGCAGAGGTCTTTGTTATACCTTTGTTGCCACATTTGCCACATTGCATTCATAAATATATTCTTTTTATTTTATTTTACTAAGTTAAAAGCAGCAGGTCTTGCATCTTTTAATTCTTCTGGTGTTTGAGCATTAATTATTACAGGGTCAGTCGTAGCATCTCTTAATGCTTGTTTTTTAATAGCAATTTCTGATTGAAGAGTTGTATTACCTAATTCAACTGCTTTCATAAACTCAACATCAAGTTTTTCTAAAAGTGTTTTTCTTTCTAATCTAATTAAATTTTTTTTTATTTCTTTTGCTTTATTCATATTTACTGTAATCATTTGCTATTCCTTTGTTCAAGCCATGCTGTATGCCCAAGGCCGTAACCATCGGGATTAGAAAAATCATATTCCCAAGCATTACGAAATGTTCGATCTATAGCAACAACGGAAACATCAACAATTTTATAAGGCATACCTGCTGGAACATCTTTTTTTGCAAGTTCTTCTATAGTATTTAATGGATTTGAAAACCACTCAGGAGAACCAGCTATAACAGCAACTCCTACATCAGGATCTGGGTAAAGTATTCTTTTATCAAGTCCCATATAATATTCCTTTTAATTAAAGAAACACAACAACATAAACGTCTGTTGGATCAGTACCGCTATCTCCAAATATACCAAAAGTACTAACAGAAGTTGTGCTTGGCCTTCTAGCTGTTGTTGAGGTATCAGATGATAATATAGCGTGTCCTATTGCCCATTGACCTTCTTTTCTATAATTAGTAGCAAATGCACTATATGTTGATGCAGATAATGCATTTGTAAAATTAACAGTATATGCGCTTGCTCCAACATCAGTAATACTTGAAGCATTAAAACTATTTCTAATTGCTGGTGTTCCTGTGCCGTTAAAATTTACCCACATCCTAACAACAGCTGTTCCACTAGGACCAGTTGGGCCAGTTGGACCAGTAGGACCTGTTGGTCCAGTTGCCCCACTAGGTCCAGTTGGACCAGGAGATCCAGGAGATCCTGTAGGTCCTGTAGGGCCAGTTGCACCAGTTGGACCAGTAGGGCCAGTAGGTCCAGTTGGAATAGTAAAATTAAAAATAGCTGCGGAGGAAGTCCCACTATTAGTAACAGATGCACTACCACCTGCAGGACTTGTAGTTGTAGGTCCTACAGAAATAGTCGCGGCTGTTCCATTTGGACCAGTAGGCCCAGGAGAGCCAGCAGGACCAGTTGGTCCAGGTGAACCAGTTGGGCCAGTTGCTCCAGTTGGGCCAGTGGGACCAGTCGGTCCTGTTGGTCCTGTTGGTCCTGTTGGTCCAGTTGGGATAGTAAAATCAAATATCGCAGCACTGCTCGTACCGCTATTTGCTACAGAAGCGTTACCGCCAGCAGGACTTGTAGTTGTGGTTCCTACTGCAATAGTTGCTGCTGTGCCTGTTGGACCAGTCGGGCCTGTTGGTCCAGTAGGACCAGTAGTTCCAGTAGGACCAGTCGGGCCTGGAGGTCCTGCATCGCCCTGAAGTCCTTGTGGGCCAGTAGGCCCTGTAGGTCCTGTTAATCCAGTAGGACCAGTCGGACCAGTATCGCCTTGTAGTCCTTGAGGTCCTGTTGGACCTGTTGGGCCAGTGGGTCCAGGTGGGCCAGCATCGCCTTGTAATCCTGTTGGTCCAGTTGGTCCAGGTGGTCCTGGAACTGTAGAAGCTGGGCCTGTTGGACCAGTAGGTCCTGTTGGGCCAGTAGGTCCTGTAGGACCAGTATCACCTTGTAAGCCCTGTGGACCTGTTGGTCCAGTTGGGCCAGCGGGACCAGTAGAGCCTGTTGGTCCGGTAGGGCCTGGAGGACCAGCTACACCAGTAGCGCCAGTGGGTCCAGTTGGACCAGCGGGACCAGTTGGACCAGTTGCACCAGTAGCTCCAGTTGGACCTTGAGGGCCAGTGGGTCCAGTTGTGCCATTAGGTATTCCTAATGCTAATGATATAGTATTGGAGTTATACGAAACTGTAGGCGTAGAGCCAGCAGGTAAAGAGGGCCACCAGGACCACGATATATCGCCATTTAAGTCCTCTTGTAGTTTTACTCAGTAAACTTAGTAAATTTACTTAGTAAAACTCCCCAGACCTTGTGAGCCTGGGGAGAAGCTATTGTGCTATGTAAGCACTAAGCTATTGATCAATCCACCACCAGACCGACAGCAGCATCGGTACGGATGGTCTTAACGCCGTACAGAGTATCGGCAGTCATCAGATCAGCCAGCCACTCTTGCTTGTACTGGGTCTGTGAGCGAACACCCATCTGCTCAACCAGCGTGAATGCATCACGATGGAAGAGGCCAGCGAGGCGTGCGCCAGACTCAGGAGTCGGAGCATTGCTGGAGATGTAGACTTCGATACCGTACAGATTGCCAACACGACCATTGCGGATTGTGTTGCCAGCGCCTGCTTCACCAGTAAAGGCTTGCTCGGTGTAGCGGTCAGTACCCATCAATGCGTTACGCAGCACGGGCGGGATAACGAAGGAACGGCCATCCATCGGCACATCAGCATCGTCAAGATACTGAATAGCACGGCGAAAACCGATATCGCTAAACTTACCGGCACATCAGCATCGTCAAGATACTGAATAGCACGGCGAAAACCGATATCGCTAAACTTACCTTCGCCAGCAGCCAGCGAACCATCATAGGCAGCCAGAGCACCAGTCGAGTCGGTGAACGTGAAGACACGGCTGTTAGCATAGCTAGAACCGTTACCGTCACCAATAGACTTCCACAGCGTCCAGATGTCGCTATCAACTTGCACGCCGAGCGAGTAGCCTGCGTCATCCGTGTAGAAACGGCGCAGCGAGGGCAGTGCCTGAACGGTCACGATGTCCTCAATCAAACGGCTGTACTCATAGTGCTTGTCAATGTTGACAACCACTTCGTCTTCAGTAGCAGCAATCAGAGTAACCTGAGAGCTAGCAACCTTAGCAGAAGCAGTGCCACGGGTGGGTTTCGGAATGTGAACGGTGTCACCTTTCTTACCCTTGAAGTTCATCTTGTTCACGAGGTTAGCGAGAACCAGTGACTTTTTATATGCAGCAACAATCTCGTCACTCCAAATCTCAGGAATAAACTTTGCTGCGGTTGTCGTTGTTACGTTATTAGTACCCAAAGGCATTTTTAAATCTCCTAAAAGTTAAGTTTTACTTAACCCGTCCCTCTGCATACGCCGCAAGAATCTCATCTTGTAGTGAATAGTAGCGGTCAGGGTCTTCCAATTGTAGTCGGATAAGGTCTGCTCTTCGATAAACCTTAGAAGTTGTAGGAGCAGAAGCATTAGAACCAACATCTACAGTAGCTGATTTAACTGCTGCTTTTTGGGCTGCTTTAACTTCTGGAGAAGGTTCAGCAACTTTTGAAACAGCTTTAGGTTTAACATAGTTCCAGGTACTAAGAAGTTCTGCGGCAGAATCAAAATCCATTTCTGCATCTGCTGCTGCGTATAACCTTAAACGCACTGGAGAGGCTTTAACCCACTCCGCAAATGTAGGATCTGCTACAGTACTTTCAAAATCTGGAAACTCTGTTTTCAGTCTATTCAATGTCTGCATCCGTTTAATTTCAAAAGCCTGTTCTCTGGCTTCTTTAACTACAGGATGCTGTTCTACTGCTTTGTTTACATACTTCTTAGGATCTTCAAAGAAGTCAATCTCGTCTTCTTTTGTAGCAGGAACTTCTTCTTTTTTAGTTTCGAGTTGTCGCTTGATTAGTTCGTCAGCCAGTTTACGCACTTCACCAACTTCTTGGGCTTGACGACCAATGAGCTTCTCAGCCTCTTGGTGCATCCTGATGATTTCATCAAGACTCTTGCCCTTGTACTTGGGTGGAACAACTTCTTCTACAGAAGTTTCTTCCTGTGCTACAGGCTCTGGAGTTTGCTCAACTTCTTGAGTCTCTTGTTCCTGTGTAATGTCAACTGCGCCTTCTACTTCTTGCTCTTGCGGGTCGATAAGTTCTGCCACATTATCCTCCTGTCCACAATGGATTCTAGGAAATTAAAAAATGCCCATCGGATCAGCT